TTTCAACTTCATAACATATACAAGCAAAAGTAGTTGTAGTAGTTGTACTTGTTGTTGTTGTACTTGTAGTACTTGTACTTGTAGTAGAAGTAGTCGTAGTAGAAGTAGTTGTCGTTGTTGGCTCTAAAGTTGTAGTTGTAGAGGTTGTAGTTGTAGAAGTTGTTGTGGTAGTCGTACCTGCGGTAGTCACATTAAAAGGAACTACCCTGCAATCAACGGTTACAGTAGCAGTAGTTAAAGTGCTTGCAGTAGCAGAACTTGTTTGTCTTACCTCAACGGTATCGTTATTGACAACAACGCCCGCCGAACTTGTCCACGCGCCTCCATTGATACGATATTCACCACCTGTAATAGTTATAGGAACAGAAATGTTTATTCCAAATATTACTATTGGGTTTGAAGTATATGATGTACTCAAAGAAGCACCTGTGATTGCACCAAAAACAAAGTCATTAGGACAAGAATCTCCCGGTGTAATCGTGATACATACGTTCTTGGTTCTTGGCAATCCCCCAGCGGTGAAAGAAAAACTAAACGAATCAGCTCCTGTTTCTCCTGAATTTGGAGTATAGGTAGCTATGCCCGTTACATTGTTGTATGTAGTAACACCCTTTGTGCCTTGTGCTGTGATTGTTATCGCCCCCGCTGGCACAGTATAACTATCTTCTAATTGCCAATTAAGGCTATTGAATGCAGGAGTAGCCAATATATCGCCTTCGGTTTCAGTAGATAGCAAATACTCATTGTTGAATATGTCGTAATAGCCAATAATCTTCTTACCTGCTTCGTAGGCTTGTTGCAAAACTCTTTTGAAATACTTGCTCATCTTACCAGAGATAGGAGATATCCCATCTAATCCTGTTCTAATAGGCTCTGACCTAAAAGGGTCAACAAAGTATAAATTATTATTCCACTCTGCGTAAGACTCTTTAGCGTTACCCATGCCTATATTTAAGCCATTGTAACGTATAAAGTTAAATAACTTGAACGATAGAGCATATTGAGATTCACTTGATTGGTCTTCAACTATTGTTTGGAACACAGGTATATATCCTACCTTTAACTCTTGAAAACATACAAGCACATTGTTTCTTTGACGTATCTTACGAATCCATCCGTAATTTGAAGAACTTTGTCCATCGTTATCCCCATAAATATTCTCAGGGTAGAATCTCGTAAGTCCATTAACTTGAGAATCCCTTAAAAAAGAATCAGAGTAACGAATACTTGCCTTTCTTTCAATCAATCCTGCTTCGTCATTAAAGCTTCTTGGTCTTCCATAAGAAGTGTACGCGCTTTCGTAAAAATCACTAAAGTTAAAATCCTCTACTAAGAAATTATAAGGAGGAGGCACGTTAGTGTTTACTGCACTAAATAGGCTTCTTGTTTTAAAATAAACATCGCCATCGGTTATAGTTCCTGTTGTTCTTGCGTAAGCTCCGTTTACAATGTTTATCTGCTCCCCAACTTCGTAAAATAATTGTTCAGCAGGAACGGTAGCATTGTTTACAACCACATCGCGCAATCTTGGAGTGTAAATTTCAAGCATTACGTTTTTACCCGATAGTGTGTTTGTTGGCAATAGTTCGGCTTTCCTTATCTTTAATAAGTATTTCCCATTGTTCGCATCTATGGTAAAACCTACAACCTCTACATCAAAAGCAGGGTTATTAAAATAATTATATGTTGTTCCATCAATGTAGAACAATAAAGTACATCTATCGCCTTGAGTGTATTCATAGTTTAAAACCGAAGAACTATTTATTTCATTGAATTTCTTTAGTGGTGATAAGTTAAATATAACGTAATCATCTACCACAGGAGTGTCAATCACACCATTTACCATTAAGGTAGTTTGATGCGTGTTGTTTTTAGTAATCGCCCATTGTGCTGAAACGGCTTCGGCAGGAGGAGCGCTATTTAAACTCCAATTTATTTGTGCAGTTAGTACATCTACCCCTGTTGTGTTGCCACTATTCATTACTGCATACGAAGGGGTATTGATTACATACTCTCTACCACTTACCACAGGAAAATACCTACCCCATCTATCAAAATGTAATAATGCAAGCTGATAACTTGAATTGCTTTTTAAAGCGTGAATTGACTTAAAGGTAGTTGCACCTCCTCCTATTAAAACAACATCGCAAGTTTCAAAAATATATCCCGATGGTGCTTTTAAAGTTAAAAAAGCCTCGTCGGGGGGAGTAAGAAATTCTTTGTAATAGACTACTGTTGGAGAATATGTACTATTTATCGCGGCAAATAATTCATTTATTGTAGCGAATAAATTTGGTGAAGTAACAGTAAATCCACTTGGAACGGGCAATGTTATTATGTTGGTGTAATCACTTTTGCTTTTATACTTAATGATTATTTTGTCGCCAACAACAGGAATACCTCTAAAACCAATAGTTATAAAGCCATTTTGGTCTTGTGGTCTCTGCACAAAAGTAGATAAAGAAGCAGGAGGAACAGCGATACTTAACGATGGATTGTAAGCACTTACAGTTATATCTGCATCAACAACAGGTCTTGGATAACCTTCTGTGATACCTCCTAAAGCTAATATGTTGCCATTGACGTTCTCCAATGTTTCACACTTTAGTGGAACGTGGTCGTAGTCTAAATCGGTTTCTAATGGGTCTATGTTCGTGTATAAGCCATCGTTGTAGAAAGCTATACTGTAAATATTTGTAGCAGGGTTGTAAGCCTCGTAAACTTGCGTAGCAACATTTATTGTCGCAGGCAAAGTCAATATGTATGCCCTACTCGCAGTCTTAATCGTAAACCAATCAAAGTTTGAATACCTTGCACATACATTAACATCCTTTACTCTATTCGTTCCGATATTTAACGATACAACAATGTGATTGTTCTTAGATACGTTTGTACCAACAGAGGGCGTTGACTCTTGTGTTGGGACAGGTCTTTTTGACCTTGTACTCCACGCAGAATACTCTCCTTCTGAATACACATACTGATACCCAAATTGGAATAACTTTCCTTGAATAAGATTAACTGATTGCCCATCGTCATCTCCGTAAACACAAGTTGGAGGAATTAACCCTTGTGCTTTAATAACAAGCATATCATCTTCAGTCAAACTGCCATACAAAGTGGTGTATGTACCATCGGCAAGTTTATCTACGTTTATGATTCTTGGTTGCATCCTTCCATCTGTCCAAGCCAAAAACTTATCGTTAATCAGCTTAATATCATTTACATAATACTCAGGATTTAATGGGAGGATATCTACTCCACCACTATTGGTTAGGTTTTCAAATATGTTTGTTTGTGTATTAGTATCATACACAAGTTTTGCTATTAAGTTTTTATTTTGGGAGTTGTATATGAAAGCATAAGCATTTCGTGTTATCTCGAACCCTGCTGCGCCGATAGCCTTGTTCAATCCTGCTGGTCTTGTGCCTGCGATAAGAACATTGGATTCGATATTAGTCGCCAAACCTTCTTCGCCCTCTGAAGTACCCATAACTCTTACGTTATAGGCTTCGACAAAATCTTCTTGATTAATAAACTCGTAGGCATCATCCCCATCCATGCCCCCTTGACGAAATAACTTTATATTCTCTGCCATAATCTGTTATGCACGAGCCGTTAAGCCAGTTAAGCTACGTTTTTTAGCAGTAAACTCAGAAGCGTAAGCCTTGTTAATACGCATCTTTGCTAAACGCATCTCTCTGTAATATTCATTCTTGTATTCTCTTACCTGACCTGCACTAAACTTTTTAACCATATCAGTAGAACTTTTCCATCTAAGATAGCAAATAAACGCTTCTTCAGCCATTGAATTGATTTGGTAATCATCCGCCGTTTCATCATAACCATCTGATAAGTATTCGAAAAGTATTTCAGGATATTTGTTTTTAGGGTTTAACAAGATAACTCCTGCACCCTCATCTATATCAAAGTCGCAAATCTGCGCAGTACCACTATTCAATCCAAACAAAGTGTAAGAAGTACCACCCCACCAATAATTGCTATACAAATAAGGGTAAGGCAAAGGTGCAACATAGTTACCGATTGTGGTAAGCTCAGGAACACCTGCGTTTCTATCTTCTTGGTTTTGATATATAGCGTGATATTGCGATAGTTGTTCGTTTTTGGTAAACGTAATTATCTCTCCCCTTTCATTGATGATACCCATCTTTGAGTAGGTAAGATAATCAACAGGAAGATTAACTGTGTTATTTACATTCACAGGCAACAATACCGTAATCATCTGCCCTGTGATGTCTAAGTTAAAGGCACGAGAACCACGCACACCAATATTGTACATACGCCTAAATTGGTGAGAACTTTGGTCTGCGCTATCTAAAAATTGAGCTACTAACTGCCTTAATCCTATCGTTGCCATAATTATTGTACCGTTGGTAAATCACGAGCATCATTCACCATATCTTCAGGTAATGATTTTGAAGCTCTTAATAATTGAAATAGTTTACTTACAATTTCGCTCTCTACACTCTTTGGAACATTCAACTCGGCAGTAAGCAAGTCGCCTGTGCTACTAATAGCCCCAACCATAGTGATGTTGACCGATGTAAACATATACTCTTGTATGTTATCGTAATACAACTTACCATCTTCGATATAAGCTAAAATAAAGCCACGCACAGGAGGTAACATATCTTGCATGAACTTATCCTTATTCTTCATTAAAACTATCTGCCTACGCCTCCCTATGATGCCAAGAGGAGTAATATTAACTATCTCTTGATTGTTTGGTAACGCAGCAGGTATTTGTGGTAATACAGAATACTTTTGCTTTAATGTACTATCGAACAACACAGAAACATTTGTAAAGGTAGAAGTGAACGTATCATTCGCGTAAGTTGTTTCACCAGCGTTGCTATTTTCAAAAGCATTTTTTCTTGCTTGAAAGGCAACCTCTTGTGCTACCAATTCAGCAATATATCTTAAACTAAAAGATGCGTCATCAGATGGTATGCCGTTATAGAGCATAGTTCTAATCTGTTCACTTATTTTCTGATAGGTCATTTCGCTTGTTGTGTTTCTACTTGTGCAAATTGTTGTAACTGACCATCCCTCATATTTTGGGCGACGTCTTGTAACGCAAGGTAAATAATGTTATCTAAATCTGTTTCATTCCACTCAGGCTGAACAGAGGTCAATGGATTGTAAATTGGTCTATTGCCTGATACTTGTGTAACCGTAAATGCAAACCCCGAACCTGTGTTACCAATGTTCGCAGCGTTTGCCGATAGAACATTTCCAACTACATACCCGTTACCTGCCGTAGTGATAGTAACCGAAGTAACTTGCGCGCTTGAAACAACAATCGTTGCCCTCGCGCCACTACCTGTGCCACCTGTTAAAGGAACATTCGTGTATGTGCCATTCGTATATAAACTACCTGCAACCAATGTATTAAATGCAGTAATACCGTTTAACGTATATCCCCACACACTTGTAGTAGGAGCTTTCAAATAAACTAAATTTGCAGTAGCTAAATCCAATGGATAGAACTGCAAGTATGTCTTGTATTCTGTGTAAATAGGGAATGTAGCAGTTGGTGCTTCTATCTTTGATGACAAGTGGTTAGCCAACCTATCCTTTTCAACCCTAACAACAGGATATTGCTCCGTACCGACAGTACGAGTTACTGCATCTACATGGAATAAATCAGATGGGAATGTATATTGCCCAGCAGTACCACCACTTGTAGCCATACTGATAACAGTCAATGGACTAAAAAACCTACTTAGGGCATCAGAAATACGTTGAGTTTTATAGTATTGAGCATAAAGCGAATTGAAATATTTTATTTCTGCACGAGGAAAAATCAAATTGAAATCATTGGGAGAAATATTCCCAAGAAATCCGCTTTTATTGGCACGATATTGTACTAACTGATATATGTCGTTAATGTTTGCCATTGAAGTTTATTACTTAAACAAATGTAATACAAAAAAGATAATAGTTTTTCAAATCAAAAACCCCACGCCTTTCGACGCAGGGTTGAAAACAAAGAGAGAATTTGGACGAATCCTCCTCTTGCTAAATTAAAGAAGTGATAATTGCTCAAATAAAGCAAGAATTTCAGACTCTTTATTTACTGCTCTTTCTGCGAGTTGTTGTGCAACATCAGCGTTTGGAGCAACACTTGTAATTTCAGCTTTGCTTTCTGACCATATTAGCTTACCGCTGTTTTTGTTTACGGTGATAAGGTCATTCTTCACAGCTTGAGAGAACGCATACTGATACTTGTTCTTTGGATTAACAAAATGCTTTACAAAATACGAAGGGTTTGATTTCGCAGAAACAATGAAGTCTTTACGAACACCTGCTTCGCTTTGCTCTAAGCTAATGCCTAAAACACTTGCAAACTCAAACATTTCTTTTACAGAACAACTTCTCGCAGCGCTTTCTGCTTCCCAAGCTAAGTCTAAAGTATCTTGTGTACTCTTTAGTATTGCTTCAGGATTTAATAAACGATACACAGGAGGAATTTGCTTTAATTGCTTTTTCTTTCCCTCGTACATATCTTGTACCATCAACGCAGCAAGTTTTGACTTTTCAATACCTCTAACCATTAACTTTCCTTTTTTAAATTCAAGTTGGTTATCTGTGTTTGAAAGCAAAGACGCTTCTTCCTCACTTGTCAAATCACGCTGCTCATCAATCCAAATAGATTCTTCGGTATTGATAAATCTCCACGCTCTCTGACGATTTTCTTCTTCATCCCAAGCAAGCCCACTATTTGGAATGGCAAACGTAGGAGGATATAACGTATCGCTTTTACCTACGCTTTTTTCGCTATTCCTACCTGTAATAATAACAACCTCTGGCTTATAAATCTCATACGTTCTAATAAGCTCAAAATCATAAATTTTGTCCAAGTCACTTACTGGCTGAACTGGTTTTTTCCCAAAATTTGGGTTTCCTTTTTTCTTTTCAATTAATACTTCCATTTTTCTCTCTTTTGTTTATTTAAAAAAGGGTGAGGAATTTCCCCACCCTTTCGCCTTGTTTAAATTAGGACTTCTTTAGAATAACGTACTGGTTCGCAGCGAAAACCATCACTCCGTAGTACGCCTGCTGGAATACATCTAATTCCAACTTGGTAGTCTTACCGTTAGGTGAAAGACCTCCTGTTTCGCCGATAACAACTTTTCCGAATCCAGGAATGTTTTGGTAACGAATACAGAAGTTAGGAACAATGTTCTTAGTTCTTGCATCTTGACCTGTTCCTTTTGGAATTAACAAACCAAAGTTATCACGAGTAGTTCCTGCAACATTATTGCCATAGAAAGCTGCTTGTGAGAATGGTAAGTAACGAGTGAAGTTGTACTTACGGTGGTATGGAGTAAATGACTTAAATCCTCTTGCAAGGTCTAAGTTGTCCATGCTACCAGTTTGTGCGTACAAAATAGCACCGTTGTTGAAGTCGTTACCCAAAGCATTTTGGATTTCAATACTCTGATTAGTATCTGACAACCAATCGTATTCACCCGGTCCGCCTTGACTATCAATCTGACGCTCAATTTGAGCAAAAGTAGTCTGCGCTCCCATAGTTGAGTAGTATTGAGTAGTTCCGTTTGCTTGTACTTGCTGGATAACACCTGCTGTACCTGATTCGTTGTAACCCAAGTTGTTAGTTAAGTTTGAGTCCATAAGAGCAACTTCTTTTTGAAGCATCATCTCATAGTTGTCATCCTTCAACTGCTTGTACTTGTAGAAACGCTGACCATCAATTTCGAAGTCAATTCTTTCAGCCATTGATAAATCGGTGAACTTGCTATCCTTACGGATTTGAGTACAGTAGTTGGTGTACTTGTCGATGTTACGAACCTCAGTACCTGTGTAATCAGATGCCTCACCTAAATACTTGTAACCTCTGTTCTGTAACACATCACCTGCAAGAGTTGAAGCATTGTCAGTAGAAATTACAGGAGTCAGTACAAATGTGTGAGCATAAGGAACAGACTTGTTAGGAACAGCACTTACACGAGATTCAACTCCTGTACGAGCATTGTAGTAAATTTGTCCTTCGTTTGGTAAAGAACGAGTACCTGAAGCTGAATAAGCTCCTGCTGCAACTGTGATAGTCGCTGGTGCGCCTGCTGAAACAGAAACTGCTCCTGCTGATTGCACGAACCCCATAGCACGACCTGCTTGCTCATACCAATAGAATAATTTGTTATCAGTAGGCATTTCGTTACCTGCTAATTCGTTCATCATTACGATTGGAACAAACTTCCATTTGTCGATAAATTGATTGTATGCACGAGGTACAATGATGTTAAGCTCACTAATGAGCGTGCCGGCTCTGGTTACAGAGGGGGTGGTAAAACTTGATGGTAAAGCTGACATTTCTTTTAATTTTTAAATTTTCTATTTTTGTTAATTATTCCCCAGCTTCCATAGCTACTTGCCAAAATGGTTTAGAAACTTTAAAATCAGATGATGACTTATCATCCATATCTATGTTCTTTATATCTCTTGAAATAACTTCTTTTCTTGTAGCAGTTTTAATCTGTGTTGCCACAGAACCAATCATCTTACCTTGATTTTCTAATTTATAGACATCCTCGCTAATTTTTAGAATATTAGGGTTACCTTCTTGGTCAAACCATCCACGTTTAGATAAGTATTCTGAAGCGTTAAAACCTTTCATAGTTTCAGTTAAGTTCGTTCTTTCTTCTTCAGTAATTTTATAAACGACATCCTCGCCATTTAATTTATACTTGAAGTCTGAAATCTTTGGAACTTCACTTACAACCATTGCTTCCCATTGTTTGTTTGCTTCTGCAATCTCTTCTTCGGTAGGCTGATTTTGTACTTCTTGGGTTAATTTGGGAAATTCTATGTTTTTCTTTTGTTCGTCTAAAACACGCCTTGCTTCTCTTGCATCCCTTGCAAGAATAGTTTCACGCTCTTCAATTAATTCATTGAACTCAACTGCACTTTTGTATTCATCAGGATAGATATCTTCATCTATTTGAGATAAATCTTTTTTAGCCGATAAGCCACCGTATTTTGATTTAAGTTCAATGGCAACATCTTTCTCTGTCCAATTTGGATTGGAACGCATAATGTTTTCTTTTACTACATCGTAATCCGACATAGCCTCATAATCCTTTCTCTTTTCAGATAAGTAATTAAATAATTCATCCTCCTTGCCTGCTTGCAAAGCCTCTAATAGCTTTTTAGCATCGTCGCTCATTTCAGGATAGCGTTCAACTACCTTTTCTTCTGCAACAACAACTGCTTCGGGGGTTACGATTTCTTCTGCTTCATCGCTAACGATTTCAGCTCCTTCAGGTAGAACTATTTCAATAGCGTCATTTACAGGTGCTACAATAGTTTCTTCGCTTGACGCGGTGTTTACAAATTCATCTTGGACAGTAGTTGAATCTTGCTGCTCGAAATTATCGAGTACAGCATCCTCCCAAGATTTTGCTACATTTACTTTTTCACTCATATTGATTTGTCTTTAAATTCTCTAACACAAATCTAAACTACTTTTTTTATAGTTTTTTCACCTTAGATAAATCTACTTCTTCTTCATTGGAGTTAAAGTCTTTTTTATCTTCATTACGGGCTTTGGAGCAGTTGCTTTTTTAACAAGACTATCTAACCTATCTGCCCTACGTCTGTCATTAATTGCCTCATTCATTGTTTCTTGACCTAATTTTTTCTGTGCAGGAGATGAGTTTTTACCCATAATAAGTCCATACGCACCCGTAGCTTTACGGGCTTCTTGGTATTTAAGACTATCGCTAATATATTTAACCCTACTTACAGGCACTTTTTTTGGTGTTGGTTGTTGCTTTTTCATATTTTTAAGTTATTAATTTACATCATTTGCTCTTCTTCTTCACCTTGCATCATTTCTTCTTCGCCTTCCATCACTTGCTCTTCGCCTTCCATCATCTGCTCTTGCTCCATGCCTTGTTGTTGTTGCATAGCCATCTGCTCTTCTTGAGCAGCCATTTGTTGTGCCATTTGTTGTGCTTCTCTTTCGTTTTCAGCTAACTCCTCCATCAACAACTGCTTGTTGGTTTTATCAATAAGACCAATGCCATCAAATATCATAGAAGGTAGTTGCTCCATAGTTTTACCTTGTGCAAGTAAAGCCTTCATCAACTCAATCTTCATAATGCTTGAATACTTAGTCATCTCCTCAATTTTCATTGATTCAAGCCTTTCGTTTTCTCTTGCTTTTTCTAAATCGTTTTTCAACTGAATTACTTGCATCTCGCCATTTGACTTGGCTTCAGCGGCGGCGATTGCAGCTTCGGTATTAGATTGCGAATTGATTTGAGCTTCTTTAATACGTTGCTTTTCACGTTTCTTTTGCCTTGAAGCTAATAGATACGAAGCATATTTAACATTCGTTTGAGATAACTCCTCTACTTGTAAAGCATCTTGTAAAGTGATTTCCTTATTACCTAAAGCAATGTTAATCCTTTCTTGCAATATCGCCTGACTTGTATCGTCAAGAACTGCTTCAATCTTAACATCGAACTGCGCTCTTTCAAAGTCATCGGTAGATTCCAAACGAACATATTCTACCTTGTCATTGCCTAACGCAGCCATATATCCTTCGTAGCCACCTTTCTTATAAACCAAAATATCCCACAACAACTGCTGAACTTTCTGCGCAGTCGGTTCCATTATGTTTAAGTAAGCATTGTATATGTAGTTTGATGCACTCTCGCCTTGTTTACGAGCATCTTGGAACACTTGCCTACCAACTGCTTGATTGTTTATTTGCCCTGAATCCAATGAATTAGAGCCAATGATAACAACCAATTTTTGGTACTCTGATTGCCATTGAGCTTCTAATTGTTGTAATTTGTTTGAGAAGTTTACATTGTTTGGAGTAATCGGAGGTTGCCTTCTTTCTTCACCATCGTCACCAATGCTCTTGTAGTACATATTACCTGTTTGAAGGTAAATGCCATATAGCTGTAAAGGTGAAACGACACCGATTCCCGAGCCTAAATCAATATCAGACAATCCTGCGAAGTCAATGTTTGAACCATCAGGTGCAATCGTAGCAATAATGTTTTGTGTTTTAAGATTCAACAACTGCATCATCTTAATACTTGGTATCATTGTTTCCATCAATGGCGTGTTTACCATTTGATTGTTGTTATACATATACACCGTATAGGGAGAAAGTATCTCTGTAAGATTCTTCTCTGGCTTAATCATATTTTTACTCAATCCCCATTCAAGAACCTTGTCTGTATTGATGATGTATGCGCCTGTGTAACTAACATAGTAAGGCTTAGATTTCTCGTACTCCTTGCCTTCTTTTAACTCTTTTGCAGGGTCTAATATCTCTTTACCAAACCTATCTGTTTTCTTTTCGTAATTAAGATTGTATAGGGTTTTGTAAGTTAGGTTACATACCTGAACTCGGTATGAATCGTAAGGTCTTGCAACTGCATTTAACCAAACGTATGACCAGTTGTAAGTCCACAAAGCATTATTAAACATTCCTGAGTGTTCTCTCGCTAAATCAAATAACTCTTGTTCTGAGAACTTGCCCGGGTACTTTAATCGTATATCGGTGATAGTCATATAATCAACCTCACCTTGCCATTCCCAATCCCTCATATCATTCCACTCGGAATAAGAAGTAATGAAATTGTCGGGCTTAACCCACTTGATTTTTACTCTTCCATTAGGGTCTATATAGGTTTTACTAACAGCGTAACCACAATTAATTAAATCATCAAAAATCCTATCTTTAATGACCTTACTCCATCTGTTGTCATAGAAAACAAGATTAATCCCATTCTCCATTACAACCTCTTCACGCTCCTTGTAGTTAAAGCCAAACTCTATATCTAATTCTTGCTCATCTTCAGGGTCGCTATCTTTAAACTCTTCTAATTCAAATCCTGCATCTTGTTGCAAAGCCAATATCTCTTCCTTGTGCTTCATCTTGAACAAGGCTTCGTTCTTGGCTTTTTCTTTTTTAGATTGAGTGAATGGGTCAATGGAAACGCAACTAACTTTTTCAACTCGTTGCATATACCTATCCTTTAAACGATTAAGAAAAGGAATAGCAATAGGATTCGGAGTGTACTGCAAGTTAATTACAGATAATTGACCATCGGTATCAATGATATCCTTATACTCTGACATCGGTTGTTTACCAACAGAGAAAGAACGGTTGTAGTCAAATCTTTGTTTTCTTACTACCCAAGATTCCGAACCATAGCCCGATTTCCATCTTTCATAACAAGATTTTAGAACAGAATAACCGAAACTTTCCGAATTTTTTTCTTTGTCTGAATCTAATGTATTTGGTAGTGATGACTCGTATATAGGCATAGCAAATTAATAAAAATCGTTTATCAAAGATAAAATAAGTTTTAGTGATATTTTTGTACTGCTGGTTTATTGAAAACGTGGAATATTTTTAACTTGCTCGTATCTACTTTTTTAATAGGCAAGGCGTGTTCCTTTAACCCCATCAAGGCATATCCCCAAGCCATACAAGCATCATAGTCTGTACGCGCATTAATATTGAAGTTTACCATATCTTTTAGCAAACGCAAGAACTTAATCTTGTGCATATTGTTCAAAGCATACTCAACCATTTCGGTAAGGTGTTGCTCCCTCGCTTCTTTATCTTGTGGGGCAATTCCATAAACCTCAGAATTGTTTGAACGCTTTGTTGTTATCAAATAACCATGCTTCTTATGTGATTCAAGTGGCGAAGCATATCTTTTCATTATGGCATAATCTTCCCAATCCGTAGGGCTTCTTTCTGCAAGCATCTTTACACCAAAATATTCAAGACCATAGAAAATCTGACTATGAAACTCTTCTTTTGTTTTAGGTCTTCCAAGAAACATAGCAACAGGCATATTTGATGTTTCGGGACTCAACGCATCATACCTCTTGTGTATAATGCAACAAGCATCAGAGCCTTTCTCTACCGTTTGTTTGGCATTTGCAAAGGTATCTAAGCCTGACGCTCCGTAATTCGTGTTGTTTGGGCATTTAACGCTACCATTATAAACAGACTTGTTGTACTGCTCAGGGAACTCTAAGATGTGCCACATCCCTTTAGCACTATCTACAAAGTAAACCTCTCCACTATCATTCTTTTTGAATACCCCAACACGCCCATTCTCTGACTTGTTTTTGCCTTCAAGTTCTAACTCGATTTCTAATATTTGGTCGTTCAACTCGTTTAAGTTAAAGTGACACATATTATTTGAATCCTTAAACACCTCTTGCCACTCAAAGGGGTACATACGAACCCACTCGGATAGCTTTTCAGGATTGTTTGATAGCAAAGACCTTCTTTCTTGAATGTATTGCTTTGCCCCTATCTTTGGATTCGGACACGCTTTCTTTCCTGTTGTGGGGTCAACAAGTTTAGTTAAGTACGCAGTTTGCTCGGGAGTAGGATTTTCAATTACAGAATTTCCGTACTTGTCAATGTAACCAAAGTAACCACGATAGCCTTCAAGGAAAAATCTTTTTAGTCTTGTTTCCGTTTGACCAACCGTATCTAATTTGCCTAAGTGATTTGAGCCTATCCAAATGTTCTTAAAGTTGTTACCTCCCTTGTCGCCCCTATTTACAGAGCTAAACACAGAAACGTGACCAATTACCGATGCTCCAATTACAAGGGTTTCACTTATTTTAGCCAAACAAATCTCTACATTTGCCTCTTCCCATTTTGCCGCCTCATCTATTGTGATATTTCTTGCTCTACGACCATCGTAAGCGTTCTCTGCGGTTGACAACCAATTGATACGATTGTTCTTGCCTTTGTCACCCGAAACTGTTTTATTGTTTGTTGATATTCTACTTCTCGGCTTTGCTATGTGCAATTCCGTTTCTGCAACTTTAGCCAAGTCAGGCATCAAGAACTCTGGCAAGTTCTCCAATCCGTTTTTTACCATCAAATACATTTCCTTTGCATCCGTACCTGTTTTGGAAACAATACCTTGCAAAGTGTTTTCCTCAAGCAAACCTATGAGTAAGTTTATAGACGCTTTCATTGAAGACAATCCAACACGCCTCCCCTTTATACCACAATCTCCTAACGTAAAGTCATCGTCTTCACATAGTTGATAGAAACGAAAATATTCTAATGAAGTATCTTTGAATATAGGGTATATGCCCTCTTGAAGCATAAACCATTGATGAAAGAAATAAGCATACTTGTTGAAGTAAACAGGCTCTCCATAAATCATTATCCAAGCCCCTGTGTGCAATCTTTCTATTTCTGCTTCGTACCATTCAATCTGACCTTTTGATGGCTTCTCGTGCCATACAAAGCCTTGTGTTGGGTCGGTATTCCAATCCCATTGTAAATATGTTGTATCTCTGCTCCAAACTTGGTCACGTTTCATCAAATCCCTGCCACGAATTTGCTTTGGAACATCAGGTGTCACATATTCCAAACCTTGAACTATGATTTTAATTTGTCTTGCCATTCAGCTTGCTTTTTATCTTTCTTTCAGTCTTTTCAAAAATACTCTCGCCAACTTTATTGACATCTTCGTTATCGTCATCTAAACTCCTCAATGCTTCAACAACCTCTGAGAATGATTTTATTTTATCGCTCTTGTCGATTAATTTTATAAAGGTATCAACAATCTTGTGAGATATTTCTACCTCGTTGCCTTCATCGTCTTGTTGACCATTTGCCATCATATCAATATCGGTAGCAATCTTTCCTGCCATTGAATCTATTGATGTGATTAAGCGTAAGGTATTTGAGCCATTGATAGCGTTAACCTTCTCTTCAAGTTTTTCAATATAGCTATCAACGTCTGCTATTCCGCTTCTAAGTTTTGCTAATTCTTTACCTACCATAATATTAATCTTTAAATTTTACAGGCAACCCATCATCTTCATCCTTTATTTTTTCTCTGTATTTAGTCAGCAAAGTACGAACACCCTTGTTTATTTCTCTTGAAAAATTGGTGAACTTTCTTTTCCCTGTTAAACTAACGGCGTAACTATTTGTTTTTCCGGTAAATTTTTCAAGCAACCCAGCTTCGGTTAATCTTTCCAATATGGTTAAAGCAGTAGACTTTTTAAAGCCGAACAATGCCGAATCCTTTACAGTAAAATATTCAAAGTGATTAACGATAATAAACATATTTATTTCATTAATTGTCATACTTTGTTTCTTATAAAACTCAGTTAGCACAGGGAACGCCGTAATAGCATCTAAAAAATAAGAAGAGTTGATACGCTTTCTTAATATCTTATCGTTTAGTAGATTTGTTGCCCTGCGTTTTACAAGAAGAGCAGACGCTTTCTTATACCTATGTACTAATCTTAGCTTCTTTACATCTTGGCGAATCTCTTTTACTCTGCCATCGTACTTATCCCTAAGCGTATTGGCTCTGTTTGCTGCTCTCCACCTTGAGGTATGTAGCCTTTTAACCTCTTTCTTTAAAGCAATAATAACTTTGCTTTGCACACTATCGAAAAGCCCTAAGTCAAAATCTATTGGCTCAGTAGAGTTTATAGCCTTTCGCATATTCCTTGATGGAATAATCTTTGCACAATTTGAGCCAACAATAGGCACTCCCGACGGATTGATAAGAGCAGACTTTCTATAACTTGATGTGTAACTTGCAAAATCAGGGAAACAAATAGTTTTGTTTTGTCTTAACTCCCTTAATATTATTTTATGGTAAGCGTCTATTGTACCACGAACAGAAGCGTGGGTTTGATTAGAAATCTTTGCAATCTCTTGAATTACTTCAAAAACCCCAACTCTTTCACCCTTGCTCATAATTAATTAATTGTAGCCGCTACCCAATCTAAAGTTATTTTAACATAGGATTCTCCGTAAATGTCAATATCGTATTGATTGTCATCTTCCGTTACAATAATATCTCCTACGTCAAGATTCGATTTTCTTGGCGTGTGTGTTACCATTAGCTTCAATGGTTCTGTTTTCGTTCCTGTCGATGTCAAGAATATCCCCGACTCTGTCTTTGGTGCTTCAATAATTGTTCTCTTAGCAAGATATATGTCATCAGCCATTTCAAAATCATCTTTGCCATTTATCTTAAAGAAAATTGTTTTAAATGAAATGTATTTAATGTCATCGATAATCAAATCAGAGTTATATTGCAGATAATGGACAAAAACTAAATCGTCTTTTTTCAAACCATATTTTAAATTTGGATTTACAACACTTGCTATTTGAGGATTTGTAGCTTTTAAGTCTTTATTGTTTTCGTACATTGTCTTGTCGTCAAACTCTTGATAAACCCACGTTTCAGGTCTTGCAATCTGAATACCACCTAAGTTAATAGTCTTGTTGTGGGTTTCATCAAATTGAATACCAATCCAATCGTTAATAGGACTACCGTTTGCAGTAAATATCTCCTCCTCCCTTAATAACACACACGCTTGACCATTGTTATCTACGAGATAACCAACATTTGGCGTATAAGCAACCTTATCCCCCACCTTGACTTGAACTGGTCTGAAATCGCCTGTCTTTTGATTATAGCAACCATCGCCTGTTGCAACAACCGTTCCTTTTGTATAGGGCTTTGCAATCGTGTCAGGCGTAATGATAAATTTGCTTTCAACAACAGGGTCGGGCAATATCAAAATGTAGTTTAGGTTTGGTTTCATATATTATTTAGTTGTATAAGCGATATAAAGTTTCGGTTAGCGGAGAGTTAGGCGAAAGTGCTACGTTCCTCGTTCTACCCAAACTTCCAATTCTTCGAGTGTTAAATTTCCAAATGTTGCTATTTGGCTTTCTGTATAAGGTTCATCCCAATATTCAATCAACTTACCTTCTTTTGTTGTAAATGATTGCCATATCTTAAATTCTCTCGGTGTCCAATCTTTTACTTTATCTGTGGTTTCAGTTCTGATACTTAACCCTATTCGGTGGTCAGAAAAGCCAAAATAATGCTTATTATTTAACACTCTATGTAAGTGCCAATAACCAAACAACGATACTAAATTAACCGCACCTTCGCCTAACAGCACATTGCCAAAAGTGGGGGTTTCGTTTTTTAAATTAACATTTGTCATATTATAAAGTTTTGTATTTCAATTAAACATTAGTGGTACAATGCCCCACCTTCGGCAATCTACAATTATGCTAATATCCTATCTATCCTTAATTTGTTTGTAATGCTTAGTAACCTATTCTCCAAAATCCATTCCCAAGCATCGTTGTTCAATGTTTCTAATCTGTAAAAATCATCCTTTACGTTCATAAATTCATCTTTAAACCCATTTTGAATAGGTATGATAAATGGTAAATTAAACTCAGACAAATTTCTATTGCCCATAAAGGCTGACCCAGAGTAGGTGGCTTCAAGAAAAGATATATTGCTCTTGCCATTGTTAAACACATTATCAAGTAATGGGAAGAACGCTATGTTTGCATTTAGTTCGTGGTATTGTTTGTAAAACTGCATTAAGGTCACAGGGTCGGTAAATTCGTGATTATTGCCTGTTCTTTCCTCAATATGCTTAAATCGACTGCCTTGAAATCTAAAAGTCCAATCTTCGCATTTTTCTATCGTTTCAACAATATCATTTATGTTTTGATACACATCTGCATCGTGAGATGCACCACCCCTATATGAAGCAATCTTTGTATCTTTATTAAATGGCTTCTTGTTTTCTATTGGATATAAATAATCGTTGTGGGCATTTGGGATAACGTAAATATTTCTATTGAAAAATCTATACTGCTTTTTTATAGAATCAGTTGTCACCCAAACTTCATCCGCGATGCTTAACGCTTTTTTGATATTTGTTTTTTGCTCAGTTAAGGTAACGGCTGCGTTATTGTGGAATGGAACATTAAGCAAGTCATCATCGTACTCGCAAATAACTTTAATGCCCATATCCTTTGCCATCATAATTAGATTGACGTGATGTTCGTGATAAGGTCTTTGGAATATAAAAATGTCCGCCCCTATTAGACTTTCCCATCCATAGGTTTTTTGAGGATTAAAAATATTCTTTATCAAAATATCCTCGTGGCTTAAAAATGGAAACACTCCGTTTGTTCTATAAAACGAAGCAGCGTCATCTTCAACCAAACTCAAATAGAAAACATTTTTCATTTTGTAAATTTTAAATACCCCTTTTTGAACATATTTTTCAAGTCTTGATAGACCATTCTTTTAGATTTATCATCAGCGGTTTCAAATTCTCTTTCAGATATTTGTTTTAGCTTACGCGATTTCTTTCCGTTCATTTTCTCCTATACAACATATTGTGAACAACATTAAAAACAAATTCAAATTCCCTACCTATTTCGGTTTGTTCCCATTCGTACAAAGCATCACTGACTGGCTGAATACCTTGAAAAAAGCCAAACTTCATATTTAACCGATTCGCTGCATCATCAATTAGTAAATACCCACCTTGTTTAACCATTTGAGGATAGTTTGCTAAATCGGAAACTACATCTTCGTACTTATGTGAGCCATCAATGTAAAGAATATCGTATGGCTCGGTAGCTATTGCTTTTTCAATTATATTAGTGTCTGTGCTTGAACCATGATAAATAGTGTAGTCTTTCTTTAAGTTAAACTGCTGATGAATTAATGATACATCTAAAAAATAATCACTTTCCCAATGTCCATCACTACTATCCATAGGACTTACCCCATATCGTTTAACTTTCTTACCTGACATATCGGCAAGTAGTTTGCACAATGATAATGTTTGTCCACGAAAAATTCCAACCTCTAAGAAATTAAATTCATTAGGCATTTCATCGACAATCAGTTTGTGTAGCCAATGAAAGCTATCTTCACCAAAACCAAAATGATTAGATTTTACCCACAGTCTATGCTCTCTTAGTTTTGGTGTATCTTCCATAAACCTTGTGAACGTATCGTGTATTAGACTATGAAACTCAGGGGTATCAACCCAATCTTGTGAATATTCTTTTAGTGTCATAATAGTTCTAATACTTTGGTGTTGTCAGATTTACCATTAAAATGTATGATACTTGGTTTACTTTTAGTTTTCAAATTGAAAACTCTTTTGTCTTTATATTCGTAGTCATCCTCTGCAACAAACGAATGGCATTGGAAAACCTCGCAATCGTAATCCAAAACAAACTTATCCCTATTGCTAAGAAACATTTTAGTCATCCATAACTGGTCATCATCTGAATACAAAGGAGGGTTTTTATCTATCAAGTCCATAAATAAATCTCTTGGGGCATAGTAAGTGCCTGAATTGATATATTTCCACTCGCTATCTACTTCAGGGTACTGAGAACCTAAACTCGAATCAGGATAACAAGCTTTTTCGGTGCTAACAAGCATTTTAGTTCTATCTTTTATTTTTTCAATAACCTCTTCATGGTTAGATAAAACAAGAACATCGTAAGCATCAACGAATATGACTTCTTTTACATTTGGGTTTTTATAGAAAAAATTGTAAACCTCAATCAGCTTAGTGCCAAATCCACGCCACTCGGTGCATATGATTTCTATATTCCACTTAAACTTTTCGGCAGACTTAATAAGATTATTTAGTCCTTGCTCTTCCAATCGTGAAGCAACTGTTATTAGTTTCATTATTCAAATGGGTTATAGTAAATATCTCGTACTCCGCTTTTGTAATCTTCTGCTATTTCGCTAAATTCTGCAATAGTTCTTTCGGCTTCCTTCATTTTTTGTTTAACATAATCGCCTTCTCCGTTGTCTAAATGAACAACTTGTATGTGTGGCAAAAATGCGTTTACAAATCCTGCTTTCTCTGAGCGTACACAAGCCAATACATCATCCCAGCCGTAATTTGCTGGCTGAAAAAGATAGCCTATTTTGTCAAGAAGACTTGGAGAAAACATTGTGCAACTACCTATAATGTCATCACACAATTCTAAGGTAATCCACTTTTGACCTCTTGTGTGAGGAGCAGATACTAACTTAGTTCTATATGCAGGGTTCTCGTGGTCTGCTTTCTGCATAACCTCTGTTCTCTTTAAGCCTAAGATGCCAAGATTGGGGTATCTATCAAAACATTCTTCCATTTCTTCGACCCAACCTGATTGGCTAACGGTTATATCTGAATCAATTTTTATAACGAATTGATTTGGTTTACGTTCCTTAATTCCAAAGTTTACTGCTTCCGCTGTGCCGAAATTACAACTATTGTACCTTATGGTTAAATTTTCTTTTGGGAATAAATTATTGAAGCGATGTTCAAACCATTTGTAATAGTCAAGAATTTCTTGACAACTATCATTGTCGCTAATAAATAATTCGTGAACATTAAAATCAACGGTTTCTATCAATCCATGCAATGTATCTTTTGCATATTGTAGCCTCCCATTAGTTTCGGTCACATAGGAAGCCATTACGATTTTTGTTGCCATAGTTTAAATAACCTAACGACAAGTAATGAGTAA